ACAGACTTCACTTCCTTCGAAGCACATTTCGATAAAAATAGAATGAATGGATGTGAGATGAAGCTGCTAAAATACATGATTCAAAATCTGCCCGATGCAAAAAACATATACGACACAATTGAGAAAGCAAAACTTGGAACAAAGAATATGATTCATTTCAAGAATTTTGTTATCTCTATTGTTGGCAAACGTATGAGTGGCGAGATGGATACTTCCTTATCCAACGGCTTTAGTAACCTCATGTTTCTTGGTTACTTATGCGAGAAAAATGGAAACACAGGTGCCAAATTTATCATAGAAGGCGATGATTCGATTAGTCGAATGGTAGGTTCTCCCCCAAAACAAAGGGACATCGAAGACTTTGGTTTAAGTATCAAGCTCCTGAATTTCAAAGATCTAAATCATGCTTCGTTCTGTGGCATGGTTTTTGATCTAGATGACCGAACGAATATCACTGATCCGATCGAGGAATTGGTGAAATTCGGTTGGACTACTAGAAGATACGCCCAGTCCAAAAAGGGTGTTCATATGTGTCTTCTGCGTTCAAAGGCGTTATCATTAGCATACCAGTATCCGCACTGCCCAATCTTGTGCAAACTGGCTTTGAAAATAACACAATTAACGGCATCTTACGATGTCCAAAGCTTTGTCAAAAAACAAAAAAGCTTTTTAGCCGATTCTTATAAGCTCGAAATTATCGAGCAGGCTATTGATTATTTTTCAAAGAATTCCCTTGACTTCTTCAATCCGAAACCAGCGACACGTTTGCTCGTTGAAGAACTATATGGAATTACCATTGCTGATCAACTTGAAATTGAAACCTTGATCGAAGCCATGACAACAGTGTCAGTGATTGACTTCCCTGTATTGCAAAAATACCTTACAGGGCCCATGTACAGCTATTTTGATAGATACGTGGTTGAGCTCACTACAACATTTGACATTGATAATCCTGGCTTCAACTGGCCTAAAGCCAGACCCCGCGCTGATCTTAGCGCTAAAATGCATTTCCACTAGTCGAAAGACGGTCACACAGCTGCATTTTAATCTACCTGAGGGGAATTATTTG